CTATCGGCGGTCTTTTGACTGTGCTGGCTACCGAGTGGTTGAACCTGTCACCAGCCGTGGCAGAGAACGTGATTGGTGCGGTTATTATTATCGTACCGTCATACATCGGCGGGCAGTCGATTGTGGATGCTCTCAAAGAGTATTCCGCTAAAGGCAAATGATATTAGCGGCACTCAAGGGTCTTGCTGCGTTACCTCGCATAATTGACGCTATCGAGGGGCTTCAGGACATTGCAACCGCGCAGATGGCTCAGAAGCGAATGGAAAACAAGAATGAAGAAGTTGAAGATATCATTGCTGCTGCTCGCGCTCGTCGTGAGCAACGGGTGTTTGACGGTGAAGCTGCAAGGTTTCTCCGAGATAGCGCAAAGGCATCCAGTCGGAATGGAGAACGCGACATCGACGAGTGAAGGGGTCGCGTTAATCCGCGAGTTGGGTCGTTACATCAACAAATTGGAACAACAACTAGAATCAGGAAGGGACTAAAATATTATGTGTATGGGAGCATCAGTAAATGGTCGGAGTGTTATGACCGGAATGAAGACAAAAAAGAAACAAGGAGCACTTGGTCTTGCTAAGGATGTAGCCGATAGCAAAGAAGTCAAAAAAGGATACGGCGGCTTAGCTGGTCGTATGATTAAGTAACGAAAGATTTATTATTATGCCTTCTTACAAAGAACTAATGCTCAAAAGAAAGAAGAAGTCTGATTCTATTCAGGATCAGCTTCGGATTGAGCAATTATCTTCAGGTAAGAGGTCTTCCCCTAAGCCGGATATTACTGAGGAACAACTTAGGGCTGCTCTAGTAAAGAAATCTGCCAAGCTCCCCCCTTTGGATACGGGTGATTATAGCCACATAGAAGAAGGGCGTAGGGAAAGCAAGAAAGATAGACTAGCAAACGAAAAGTCACACGACGATTATTGGGGAAATATATCGCGAGAAAACTCTCGGTTTGAAACAGGGTGGGAGATCGAAGAGGCTAAGAGGAGGTACGGGCAAAAACGTTATCCTGATAGCGGATACGAGCCTACTAATGATCGAATTAAGGGGGGATCTAACGAAGATACTGGAGATAGCACAATTTATCGAAGCGCAACTAAAGGTGCAGTATTGCAACTTGAAGCAATGAAAAACGAACTTGGGAAGATTGCAAACACAGAGGAAGGTCTTCTCACGAGCAAAGAAATATACTTAAAACATAAGGATAAATTTGATGAATACTTTGAAGCCGAAGATGGTATGAACGCTTTGCAGGATTCATATCAGCTCGATCGTTGGTCGACAATAGACCCTAAGAGGGATTTTTGGAAACAACAGGGTATTAATCCTTGGAATGAGCAACTAGCCTACAGGGGGCTAGGAAAGACAGTAGGGCGATACCCCAATGCAACTGGTAAGGGCCACGGTGTAATGCCGGACGCTATAAGAAAACATCCCTTTATTGCTGAATCTATAAAGAAAGGTTGGATAGATATAAAGAAGCTAGATACAGGACGGATTGGGGAACTGAGGGAGGAGCTTTTCGAAGACTACCCTAAACAGCGCAAGAAAGAGTCTACGCCTAGAGGCTACGGAAATGCTTTGTATAATAAACTTATAAAAGCCCCCCTAGCAAAGCACGATCTTGGAAATTTAAAAGAGCCGCCTCCTATGCCTTCTGTTGTAGGGCCGAAACTTAAAATACCTGTACCTGTTATGCCCCCTTCTCCTGTTGCACCTATTCCTATAGACCCTCGAACTGGATTACCAGAAGGGGGTGGAGGGACTTTGAAAATGTTAAAACCCAATAAGTCATGACCGAACTAAACTAATATTATGCCAAAGCACTACCAAGAATCTGAAAACAGCACCGCTTCCAAAAACGAGAGGCTTAAGATTAAAATGAAGAAGCTCCCGTTTTTTAAGGTTCCTTTTAATCTTGCACCAGCAGACCTACGCGCTGGAGCAAAGGGTCGCGCACCAGTAAGGCGCGGCCTTAAGAATCCCCTTCTGTTACTTAAGAAGCGTGAAGCGGAGGAAAAAGAGAAAGAACGGAAGCGAAACGAAGAATACAAAAAGAGAGCCAAAAGATCGGATAGAATGTCATGACCGAACTAAACGAAGAACTACTAGGGAGCATCCATACTGCCCTAACGGAAGAACTGCTGAGCCGTATTCAGACAGGCGTAGCTACACCTACAGACTTGAATGTTGCTCGCCAAATGCTTAAAGATAACCACATTACGGTGACACCCGCTGTTGGGTCTCCCTTACTAAACATACTGGACGAACTGCCTTATGATGAAAAAGGGACAATCATTAAATCCGAAACGATCCGAGAAGCGTCGGGCAAGCCAGAGAGCAGCATCGCAGAAGTATCGTGATAAGAACTGGGAGTACCGCCTTATAGGTTGTGCTGATAAGAGTCCCAAATATAAGAAAATAGGTATAGACCGTCAGTTCTTAACTGATCTATGGAAAACTCAGCATGGACTCTGTTTCTGGACTCAGGTTCCAATGATAACCTACTCTGAATCCCCTAGACACCCTCAGTTGGTCAGCATTGACCGTATTGACTCTACTAAGAATTACATCTCTTCTAATGTTGTTTTGACTTGTACGTTTGCTAACTTCGGTAAATCCAGTACTGATGTTCGTACTTGGTTTACCTTTCTGAGACTTCTAAGGGAATCCCTGTTAACTCCCGCCTGTATCCCGACTCCCACAGATGCTTCGTCAGTACTTGAGCTACTTCAACGACTGCTTCCTCATCTAAGTAAGAAGTCGGGGCAGCTTGATGGAGGAGCTCATGAATAAGAGTATCCATGTACTCCTGAGGGTTCTGTCTTGGGTCAACTTCGATTACACCATCGGAGTACGCCATTCCATAGGCTCTCTCCCGTCCAAGCTTACGATGCCTTACGGAGAGCCTGTTTCTCTTGGCTCCTCCTTCCCTGCCCCATACTGGCCCGTATTTGCTCTTTCTAGCCATCCTAATGTATCCCTAGTGTGTCGACTCACCTTAACTACTAAAACCTCTCTATGACCCCCCTACGCTCCAAGAAACTACAAACTAACATCGACCCTCGTGTAAGAGACTTCAGGAACTTCCTGTACCTCACTTGGAAGCACCTGAACCTACCCAGCCCTACGCCTGTTCAGAACGACATTGCTAAGTACGTTCAAGATGGCCCAAGACGTATGGTCATTCAAGCTTTCCGTGGGGTGGGCAAGAGTTGGATAACAAGTGCCTTTGTCGTACATCAGCTCTTATTAGACCCCACGCTTAACTTTCTTGTGGTATCAGCATCAAAAACAAGGTCTGACGACTTCTCTACGTTTACCCTCCGGTTAATCTCAGAGATGCCCATATTGCAGCATCTGAAGCCTTCTGAAGACCAGCGTTCCTCTAAGATTAGCTTTGATGTTGGCCCTGCGCCCGCTGCTCACGCTCCATCTGTTAAATCAGTGGGTATCACCGGACAGCTGACAGGGTCACGGGCTGACATCATTGTAGCTGATGATGTTGAGTCAGCTAACAACAGTATGACCCAGCTTATGAGAGACAGGCTGGGTGAGACAGTAAAGGAGTTTGAGGCTATTCTTAAGCCTGAGGGAAGAATCATCTTTCTGGGGACACCACAGTCTGAAGAGACGTTATATAACTCTTTGCTGGAGCGCGGTTATGAAACCAGAATATGGCCCGCAAGATACCCCAGTAGTACTAGGAAAATCTACGGGGACAGGCTATGTCCTACCATATCCCAGCAACTACAAGACGATCCAGAGGAATACCAAGGTAAACCCGTAGATCCCCTTAGGTTTAACGAGATTGACCTAGCAGAACGTGAGGCTTCCTACGGTAAGGCTGGGTTTGCCCTACAGTTCATGCTCGATAGCCGACTGAGTGACCTCGAAAGGTATCCCCTTAAGCTTAGTGATTTTATTGTTCATCCCTTAGACAGAGAGGTCGCTAGTCCCAAGCTAGTGTGGGCCAGTAGCCCTGATCTGGTTCTAAGAGACGTACCCAATGTAGGCTTTAGTGGGGACTACTTCCATAAGCCTATGGAGATCGCTGAGGGTCATGAGAAGTACACTGGGGCTGTTATGGCGATTGATCCCTCAGGGCGTGGTCAGGATGAGACAGGGTACGCTGTAGTGAAGATCCTAGCGTCCCAGCTCTTCGTCACAGAGGCTGGAGGCTTCAAAGGGGGGTATGATAAGACAACACTAATCAAGTTGGCTAAGATCGCCAAAGATAACAAAGTAAACAGACTAATCATCGAAGCTAACTTCGGAGATGGTATGTTTAACCAACTATTGAAACCTGTGCTAACTGAGGTCGGGTATAGCGTAACTGTAGAAGAAGTAAGACATAACAAACAAAAAGAACTAAGAATCATAGACACTTTAGAACCCCTTATGAATAGCCATAGGTTAATCTTAGATCCTAGGGTTATTATACATGACTATGATTCAATAAGAACAGCTGGAGGGTCAACTGCGGATAACCTTAGTTATCTTCTATTATACCAGTTGTCAAGACTAACCCGCGATAAAGGTTCACTTAGACATGACGATAGGCTCGATGCACTGTCTATGGCTTGTGGGTACTGGGTTGAGCACATGGCTCAGTCTGTAGATGAGGCTGTAGACGCTCTTAAGAATGACAGGATCGATAGGGAGCTTGAGAGGTTTCTAGAGGGTGTCGTTGGTAGGAAACCTGCGGGAAACTTATGGATGAACGTTTAGAGTGTCAAGAGTTAATCTTCGTTGTATTTGATACAAAAATGTGAGGGGGTATCTCGTATCCTACGAGAAGTCGTAACCCCCGTATACCCCCATCACCGGATTCTACAGGTAACAACAGAATCTCCAGAGTATTTCGCAAGGTACACTAGGTAACAACATCCAATGGGGCACGGGGGGGTCGATGGTACACTAGTTGTGTCTGTCGTTACCTGTAGACAGCCTAAGTTACACAAGAGTATCAACATCATTAATCCTTAGATGCTACTCAAGTCTAACCATCAGTAAGCCTTAGCTACTCATCGAGTCTAACCATCAGTAATCCTTAGGTGCTACTCAAGTCTAACCATCAGTAACTGGTGATGATGCTACTCGATACTATCATACATCACACTCTTGCTTATGTATCCCTCTTCCTATCCTCCTTCCTCGAGTAAGCACTCGTCTCCTCTAGTGACTCGGGCGTGATCTTGCCCGACCCCACTCAATCGGCGCGCCGACCCGCCTAAGGTCTAGCTAACGGTGAGACCTCCGTACTCAGCCAAGCCTTGGTTACACCTATTCGAGTAAGCACTCACAGTTGTAACCTGCGTTTGTCTTCCGTGCGCAGGTCTCACCGTGAGCTACTATCATAGGTTGCCTCCGGCGGCGGGGGCTCTGCCCCTGCGAACCCGAACCGCTGAGACTTAGGCGTCTCAGACTCTCATCGGCAACCTACGCGGTTGCATGCGGCAACTTGTGCAGTTGCATCGCACCAACA